AGTTACACATCACTCCTTCTATCAGTGGAGCCATCAGCTCTTCCACAGTTATCGGCGAAGTTGATGATCTAGGTGCGTTAGAAATCAGCAGAAACGTAGTAGATCTATTGAGCTACGGTGACGATGATGTTCGACGACTTGTAACTGCAAAAGACAACGGTACCATCTCTGTGACTCTTAACTGGTCACCAGATGACACCAACCACGACGCACTCGCGACAGCTTTCGTCAATGGAACCATCGGCACCTACGCGATCGAATGGAAGAGCGGCCCTAACTCAGCACGAGCTGACTTCAGCGCCTACGTAGCTTCCTACGGCGTCTCACATCCTAAAGACGACAAGGTTTCATGCACAGTTGAGTTGACCATCTCTGGTCCAGTCACGTTTGACCTGACACCTGCCTAAGGAGTACTAAATGGCAATCACAGCACCCTTTACGGGACAGTACACTGAGCTTCACTTGACCTCCGCTATCGGTGGAGTTCTCGACGGGACGTCTCTCTTCGGAGAAGTCGATGACCTAGGAGCTTTCGAGTCTAGCAGAAATGTAGTTGATTTGCTCAGCTACAGTGATGACGACGTCCGACGTCTAGTCACCGCCAAGGATAATGGAACTATCTCTGTCACTGTCAATTGGGCTCCAGACACATCACACGATGATCTGAATGGCCTTTTGATTGGAGCAGTTCCTGCTACTTTCGCTATTCGATGGGTCAGTGGTACGGAAGAGGCAAGAGTAGACTTCAGTGCCTACCTCTCGTCTTACGGAATATCCCATGCAAAGGATGACAAAGTCCAGTGCACTGTGGAACTAACGATCTCAGGGCCAGTCACCTACGACTTAACCCCTGCGTAACACTCGGGGGACTTCACGGTCCCCCATATTTTTAATCAGAGGAGAAACTGATGTTACTAAGTAAAGATGCAATTATGTCTACAAGTGACCTGCCTACCGAAGTGGTAGAGGTCAAGCAGTGGGGAGGAAGTGTAAAAGTTCGAGGAATGAACGCGGGTGAGCGTGATACGTTTGAAGAAGCTATCCGAAAGCATGGAATGTCAAACCTACGATCACTCATGGCCTCCATGACTATCATCAACGAAGATGGTAGCCGGATGTTCACCGACAAGGAAGTAAACAAGCTCTCTGAGAAATCAGCGGAAGCCTTAGACACCATCATTGAGGTCGCAAGCCGACTCTCTGGTCTGACTGAGTCTGACGTTGAGGTCTTAGAGGGAAACTAAAAAGCGATCAGCAGCGAGTGTTCAAGTTTAGACTAGCAGCCCATCTTGGGATGACTGTGTCCGAGCTTGACTCTCGCATGTCTTCCCGTGAGTTTGCGGAATGGATGGTATACTCTCAGATTGAGCCTTTCGGGCCAGTCCGTCAAGACTACCACGCCTCCCTCATCTCGACTGTGATCGCTAATAGCAACGGGGGTAAGATGAAACCGGATGACTTTATCAAGCCATTCGAGTTCGAAAAGAAACAAGAACCACCTCCTGATCTCGAGAAGTTCTCGGAGAAACAGGAGAAGATGATGTCACTATTTAAAGCAATGTCAGGAGCCAAGAATGGCAAATAAAAGATATGAGGTAAAAGGCCTCAAGGAGTTACAGAAACAACTGAAGACTTTCGATAATGACATAATCAAGACAGCAACTAGGAAAGCAGCCAAGGCAGCAATGGAACCAGTCCTCACAAGGGCCAAGGCTGAGGCACCTGCCGACACAGGGAACCTCCGAGACAGTGTCAAGCTGTCCTCGGGGTCTTCCGCAGGCAAGGGTTCAGATAAGAACCGTATCGGTTGGGCAGCTGTCAAGGCTGGAGGCCGAGGGAAAGCAGATAAAGACGGCAAGGTCGCTGGTGAATATGTCCTCGCACAACACTACGGGACCTCAAGTGGAGTCCCTGAGAACCCGTTCCTCCTCCTCTCGTTTTTAGGTTATCAACATCGAATTCTAGCAGATTACAAACGAGAGCTCACGAATGAAGTACAGAAGGGGGCGACTAAAATGGCAAAGAGAAATAAGGATAAATAATCATGGCAGGACCAATAGCAACACTTAGAGTCATGCTAGCGGGTGATGATGCCCACCTCAGAACCTCTCTAAGCAAATCAGAGAAGGCCTCGAAGAAATGGGCTAAAGTACAACAGAGACAGGCAGCACTAGCGCGTCAGGCTTACCGTAACGTAGCCGTAGGTGTCGCAGCAGCAGCAGCCTCCACACTAGCAGCCACCAAGGTCGCAATCGAATATGCGGATGGGTTGGCAAAACAATCAAGAACACTCGGCATCACAGTCGAACAATTACAAGAATACACCTTCGCAGCAGAGCGCTCAGGAGTCTCCACAGAGGAGATGGTCAAGGGTCTGCAACAGTTCAACAAATTCGTTGGACAAGCTGCTCGAGGAACAGGGACAGCTAAGAAAGCGTTCGAAGACATGGGGATCTCCCTCAACGATTCAACAGGAAAGCTGCGTACAAGTGCGGATCTCATCGATGAGTTCGTCAACAAGATGTCAGAGATCGAGTCTCCAGCAATGAGAGCTGGTCTAGCAGCTGACGTCTTCGGTCGAGCGGGTGTTAAGCTCCTCCCGATGATGGACCAAGGCGCTGAAGGAATGAACAGGTTGAAGCAAGCTGCTCACGACCTCGGTAACGTCCTCGATGGAGAGGTAGCTGCCAAGGCAGAGGTCTTGAACGACCGCCTCGGCGAACTCACGACAGCTGTCAAAACCAAGACTACTACCGTACTGGTGGACTCCGCATGGAGCATCAGTGACGCATGGTTGAAGCTCGGAAATGGCCTAGAGTTCAGGTTCGGGGTGCAACTCCCGATGGCTTTCACCAAGTTCCGAATCGGTATCAAGAACAGCATTACCAAAGGATTCAACAACGGTGCTATCGCAGCGGTTGAAGGGATGCAGAAGCTGATCAACTCGGTCGCTGACATGGCAGACTACGCACCAGACTGGCTCAGGGAATTCCTAGGTTGGGGTGACGCACCTTCTAACACGACATTCGGCAACAGCTTCATCGAAAGATTCAAGCTAGAGAACGAACTCGTGGACGCGGAGATCGCCAAGCTAACTCAAAAGCTCATCATGTATGGTGAGAAAGCAGCAGCATTCACTGGAGGTGCTGGTATGGCCCTCGATGGACCTGCCGCAGGTGGTGGGGTTGGTGGTGCTGGTGGTGCTGACACTGGTGGCGCTGCTTATGATCCAGCCAACGACCCACTCATCAAGGGGATTGAAGACTACAACAAACTGATGCAGAAGCAGGCTCAGTGGGAGCAAACTGTTAAGCAATCCAGAATGGACAACATGCAGTCCGGCATCAACCTGATGGGACAGTTCGCTAAGAAGGGTTCAGCCCTCGCCAAGATCACCATCATGATTCAGACAGCGCTCAACATTGCTCAGATCGCTATGTCTACGGAAGTAGCAAAGATGAGAGCACTCGCTGAACTAGGGCCAATAGCTGGACCTCCTATGGCTGCAACGATTGCAGGTATGGGTGCTGTGTCGATGGCTATCGCTGGAGCAGCCGGAGCAGCAGCTCTCGGTGGACAGTTCCACGATGGTATCAACTATGTTCCTGGAACTGGCACCTACCTCCTAGAGAAGGGTGAGCGAGTCGTAGACTCACGTCTCAACGCTGATCTGACCAAGGCTCTGGAAGGCGGTAGCATTGGGACAGGCACACAGAACATCACTTTCGCTGTTCAGGGTGTCGAAGACCCAGATGTTATCAACCGAGTTATCAATGAGAACAGAGGCGAGTTCGAATCCATGCTTCGTCAAATCAACACTGACCGCGCAGGTGCGGGACTAGTATAAGGAGAATGTAATGTCACTACTACCTACTACGCTCCTCCCTGACACGGTTCGTCCAGCATCCTTTGACATCCAACGACACCACAAGGTTCTGACTTCAGACCCCATCGTAGGATCCCACAGGATGCAGACGAGGGTGATCGGTGAGGCCTACCACACAATCAAGATGAAGTACGATCCGATGCCACGGGAGTCCTACGGGACTCTCATACCCTTCCTGAACAACCTCAGGGGACAGCATGACACTTTCGGTGTAATCGTCCCGAACTTCACCAAGGGTTCCACAGGATTGATCGAGGGCAACTACATCACCACGACAGGAGGCTTGACTCGTCAGGTTCTTGACGCTGGTAATGGGCCAAACGATGAGCAGTTCACTTGGACGACTACGGCGAACAATGAGCTCTTCTCTAATGTCATTACCATCAGAGCCTTTGATCTGGTAGCTGTCTACTTTGACGCAACAGGCGTCGCAGCTGATACTAAGATCTCACTCTGGTCGGCCAACACTGGGACCACGGGTTCCATTGAGTCTGATGAGTTCACTGTTCGTGAGGGACGCAATGTCTTCTTCCTGAACCCAACCATCACCGATGGCACATCATACGTGAGGCTCAGCAAGGTTCCGACATCTGTCACAGGGTTTTCAATCAAGTACGGTTGGCCGTGTGGTGGCGTG